TTGTGTTTGTAATCGTAAAATCTATGTCCGGATCCAGTCCCAGTCCCGTACCGGCTGCGAAACCAGGCAGCGACGGTTGGACTGTCTACGGTACTCAGAGCTGTGGGTGGACCAAAAAACAACTCAAAGAGATGGATGACAAAGGTATCCCGTACACGTACGTAGACTGCAAGGACGAGAAGTGCGAGGGAATCAGCGGGTACCCTACCCTCAAAAACGACGACGGGACTGTTAAAGTTGGGTACACGCCCATGTAAGTGTCCTGAATTGTGAAGAGTCTTTTTTATCATGCACACAAATGCGCCTGATAAAAAAGACTGTGTAAAACTGTTATTGATCTGTGCATTTAGGCAGACTTGCACACGCACGAGCCGCTGAACATAGAGAGGGCAATGGCGAGGAGCAGGGTGTCAAGGAGGGTCTCGACTGGTGCAAGAATCTTGACGTGCTTGACGAGAACCGTGTTCCAGAGGAAACGGACAATCAAAACGTTAATGAGAAGAACGACAAGAAACGTGAGGAGAACGCTGACAAAGCTCGAAGGGTCCTGGATATTGACAATGTCTTTAATCATTTATATTACGGAAATAAAAAAAGTCCGAATACTCAAATGCTGGAAACGCTGTCCTCATTCTGGTTCGTGCTGAGAAATCCAGAACTGATTCTTCGTGTGCAAGAATGCATTATGATTGTGCTTTTTCAGTTGGAGAAGGCGAGACCGCCCATGCCAGACTGAATACGAAGCACGTTGTAGTTGACTGCAAACATTTCAAGGAACGAGCCCGCTGCGACACCACCCTTGAGCTGGACAACAGCCTGAGAATTGTCGACGCGAGAAAAGTTGCACGTACCAGACGGCTGATGCTGTTCTGGTTTCAGTGCGAACGAGTAGCAGTAAATGCCCGGGTATGGGTTTCCTGTGTGGTGGCTAAACGGCTGCATCTGATTGTAGTACTTGCCAGGCTGAAATTTCATGCGATCCTGACCGTTGATGACGAGTTTAAACTGTGCGAGAGGTCCGTATGATACATTCGACGTTGCCGAGTACCCGTCCTCGAGCCACTGAAACTGTCCTCCAGTCTGTCCACTAGGGAACAACTGCATAGGTACACCCGTTGAATAAGAAATTGGAATTGATACGTTACTCAAAGGTGCACCTGATGTAATTATGGGTGCCGGAGATATGCAAACGTTGTTCTGGTTGCTTGCATTGCTCGTGAGATCCCAGAGCTGTTTCCCACCCGACGCGTTCTGGGTCACGCAAAACACGAGTTCCTTCACCGGATGGTTATAGGTGATTCGAACAAAGTTCTGATTCCCGACAGTTGCTGGAAGAGGCGCAGCTCCCGTGTACTGGAGCTGGTCGATGAGGTACTCGTGACCCTTCTGGGCAAACATGGTGCGTTCATCCGAGTCGAGGAACACGTAGTTGCCCCATACCTGGAAGTAACTTGGGTTAAAGTACGTTGTAAATTCCCTGGAAATGTCAAAGTCGAGACGGACTTCGTGGTACTGCAGGGCGATGAGTGGAAGGTACAGACCCGGGTCCCTGTTGAAAAAGAAAAACAGAGGGAGCATAACCTGACCGTATGAATAATTGGCCGTGTCTCCAAGTGATCCCGTCGGGTTGGACGTCATTTTACCGTACTGTGCCTTTTTGGTCTCGTCGAGGAAGAGCTCAGAGTACAAACGCCACCAGCGCTGATAATGCTTGTCGATTTTCTGTCCACCAATTGTGAGTTCGACGTCGGCGATTGCTCGCTCGGCCATCCACGACGTTCCATCCCACGTACCATACGCGTTCGAGTACCCGCTCACGATATTGGAGTTTACTGGAGGAGTTGTCGTCAATAAGCTGATGAACATCTCACCAATGAGGTCTCCACTGCGTGCGACAACAACGGACATGCGTGAATTGTTGACGACATTGGAACCGTTCACGGTTTGCTGAATAGTCTCCATTGCAAAGTTCGTGTGACGCTTGTAGACTGCCTGAAAAAATGTAACCTTCGGGTCTCCTGTGAGGTACACATCTTGTTCACCGTAGGCAACGAGCTGTATAAGACCACCCATTTAATACACGCAAAGTTTTTATTTCTCGCTATAATGTATCAATGAAGAACCTACCTCTTTCTGGAGGTGAAAGACCGTATTCGTGGTACCCATGGGGAGGAACTGGGCTCCACGTGGACAACTGTTACGCGTATGCTGTAGGTGACCACAGTTTGTACCGAAACAACAAAAGCGTACCCGGAAACCGCTCTGGAATGTCGAGCATCTTTCACACCTACAAAAACTGCAAAGGTCTCGCCAAGCGCGTTATTTCGGACAACCCCAAAAAGGTGTACAGAGCCCTCGCAGAAGAGAGGTGTCGAAAACAGTTTTACAAAGTGATGATGTTTGTGGCTCCTACAAACAAGTACCAAAACGTGACAGGAGACTTTCACTTTTACAAACAACACGGGTTTGTCAAGTACAAAGTCAAAAAGGGAGACACTCGTGAAAGCATCGCAAGGTTCTTTAAGATTCCTCTATCGCGAATCCCTGTCAGGTTGGCGCCTATTATCAAGATAAAGGCAAATGTGTTTAGTCACAAGCTCGGGTGGGCGACCGGTCCTCTCCTAACGGATGCAAGCGGAAAGGTCATCAAGGATCCTCGGAAAGCCGACAGGAAGTACGGGTTCAACTACTCAAAGTACTGCTGCTCGTTCTGTGTTAAGAACAAGGGAATCGATGTCGACCGAACGAAGAATTCCAAGAGAATGAATAATATGATACAGTTCTTCTGATGTGTTTGTTTCAAAATTAATCTCCCCTTGAAAATGTTCGAGAAGAAACTCTGTTATGATTTCGTCAATCGTGACATTGTTCGTGGCTGTGTTTTCGACCCTGATTGTCACTTTGAACTTTGGGGCTGGCTCCTGAACGAGACTTCGACACATTGGGCACGTGTTACCCACTTCCATCCACCTGTCAATGCATTCTTTGTGATACAAGTGACCACAATCTAGTTGTTTGGATCTGCGTGTGTATCGTACAGGATTTAAACAAATAGAACACTCACACATTAAAAGTACACCTGAATAAAATGACGATTACTATACGCGTTTTTTATTTGGGTATTATATGCCATACGTACCACCGCATTTGAGAGGTGGTGTTCCTAACAGTAATAAAAAACAAGTGACTCGACTAAAGGCGATAGCCATTCCAATGACCGAAAACAAACTCGTTGTTGTTCGTGACAAGAAGTCAGGTGATCTTACATTTCCAGGAGGAGGGTGTAGGTACGGGTCGAACACCCGTGAGTGCGCTGTCAAAGAACTAGAAAAACAATCAAGAAGAATGTTAGGAACCTCAGACTTCTCTTTATGTTTACGAGTAAACTTCGTTCAGAAAATGAAAAGATTAGTGATAAAGAAAAAGGTATAGATGTCACGTCAGAGTATCACGTGTTTGGAGTTCCTGTTGAAAATTTCGAAAAGATACAAACAAATTACAACTTGAAGAAACACTTGAATAACAGTGAAAAGATGAATAATAAGTTTATGGAAACAATTGAAATCAGTCTCATGTCTCTCAATAATTTGAAAGAGCGAAAGAACGTGTACTCTATTGTCAAAAATAACATTTTGAAAAGATTAAATGATCCAAGGTTTCGTGTTACACAAGGGGTTTCCAGTCGACGACCTAACAGAGCCAACGCCGGATACAAACACGCACAACCTAGGAGCAACGAAGAAACTCGCCCGACTTCAAGCAGGGCTCGTTGGTAACCTAGTTTCGTACGAAGCTGAAGCCAACGGGAGTCTGTTCCAGGACATTGTCCCTTCCAGGTGCATGGCGGACACCCAGTCGAGTCTGGGGAGCTCGGAACTCGAGATTCACACGGAGCAAGCGTTTTCGAACCTTCGCCCAGATATAATCAGTCTCGCCTGCCTCAGAGGCGACCCGGGGGCCTACACACACCTTCTACCAGTCGAACGCGTGATTGAAAACATGAGTCGAAAAGAAATTGAACTTCTTCACAAACCTTTGTGGAAAATAGGAGTCGACCTGTCGTTTCGGTCGAGCATTGACGATACGGTCCGAGGACCAATTCCTATTTTACACAAAGACGGTAGCTTCGTGTTTGACCAGGATCTCATGATTGGTACGACGCCAGAGGCGACCGAACTCATACACAAGATTGTTGACATTTATTACCGACACCGCACCTCGATTTGTCTCGAACCGGGAGACATTCTACTCATCGACAACAACCGAGTCGTCCACGGGCGCTCAGCATTCCGTCCTAAATTTGACGGGTACGATAGATTCTTGATCCGATGCTTCGGGATGTTGGACTTGACCAAAAGCGAACACGCGCGGTCTGGGAACATGATACTCGCAGCCTACAGTTAAAAAGTCTTTGGAACCTTGAGGAGCGGGGTGTTGCACTCAACGCACAACGGGGACCCGCGCATGTTGTTCCCGAACGGCTGGGCGGCGTTTACGACACGGTCGATGACTGCTGGACCATCTTTCTGAAGGAGACGACGATACCGATAATTGTCAACAAGTGGGATTTTATTTGATTCCATTACATAATCATTGAACAAAGTGCTCGCTGTGCTGATTGTGAAGCACCTACCATCTGCCATTCCAAGTCGCGTCGACATTTATGGTACACCTAGAAATTAATTGGGGTATTTATCCGGGTAAAGTGCCACGGCGAGTACCCCTCCTTGCGCAAGTGCTCGATGCACTCATTGACGCTGTACCCGTACATCGTGTCAAACACGTCCCTCGTCGCCGTCCTCGACACCTTGACCTTCTCCTTGTTCGCGTTGACGTGGTGGTTAATGAGGTTGTACGCGAACGCAATCTCCTTGAGTGTCTCCGCCCCAGTCACAATGATCTTGCCCGTGCTAAATATACTAGCAGTCACTTGTTTCATGTCCTCCGCCGGCTTGAACTTCACCTTGACGGCCGAGTACCTATCCGGGTCAAACGTCACACTCGAAAAAATGGAACTACTCGAAAACACTCGAGCTGTTTCCATCAGATTGATGTTGTAGTTGAGACTAAAGTTTGTGTTGATCATCACGACGCGAAATCCGTTGCTTGGTATCTCGGTCTCGAGTAATGTACTCAAGATAAAGGTCAACTGCTTGATAATGTGTCTGCAATCAAACAAGTCCGAGCACCCCGCAATCTGCACACTCCCATTGGGAAACACCTTGACAGACTTGGTACTGTACTGGTCAGTGTATCCCAACGTGACCTGATTATAAAAGGTTGTCGGTTTCAACTTCCACTCAAATCCTTCAAATGTCGTCCCTTTGGCGCGAATCTTGATAGAACCACTTTCCTGTAATCTGCTTCGAAGTTTTTGAATGTCAATGTCCTGTAAAAACTTGGAAATGATTGTGATGGTTGTGATCTTGACCCACGAAGGACGATGTTCCTCTGGAAAGTTGTCGCGAAAGTACCCGATGGTCATCAAGTAATTGAACGTATGATTGTCAGCAAACTTTGACTCCATTGTTTTTTCTTTTAGTGTAAAAATCACCTAAGTAAGGTTGAGACATGTTTTTATACACGCCTTTAATGTTGATTGGCTCCTCCGGATCCAACGATTTCGTTAAACTTCGTGAAAAGGTTTAAAGATTTTGTGTGTATATAGTATAAGACGAAATGATGAAGTATAGTTGTGAAACCTGTCAGAAAACTTTTACACAGAAGGGTCATCTGGAAGACCACCAGAATCGTAAGCGTCCGTGTAAGAAAGACAATACGATTGAAGCACTTGTAGAACAAAAGGTGAAGGAAGCGTTGTCGAAAACGAATGAGGAAGCGGTGAAAATTGACACCACACCAACGACTATGGACTATTCAAAGAAAACTCGTGAGGAACTGATTGCTCTTTGTAAGGAGAAGAGTATCAAGGGATACAGCGGAAAGAAGAAGGAAGACATAGTGAAACTACTAACAGATTCTCAACCAAACAACAAAATCATTACACCTCCTATTGCTGAACCAATAGCTGTTATACCCAGTCTAAAACGGGTAGTATCTCTGTTTGCTGGATGTGGAGGCCTTGACTATGGATTTCACAAAAATTCCAAGTATACACATGTGTTTGTTAATGACTTTGATGAAGACGCGTGTGAGACTTATGAGAAAAATTTCAAGGTTAAGACAACTTGTGGTGACATTAAACAGATAAAAACAATCCCTGATTGTGATATTCTTATTGGTGGATTTCCTTGTCAGGGATTCTCAATGGCAAACCCATACAGAGATGAAAAAGATAAGAGAAATGAGTTATATCTTGAAATTCTACGCCTTCTGAAACTGAAACAACCAAAATACTTTCTCTTGGAGAATGTGAAGGGTCTCCTAAATATGGGAGGATATGCTACCAAAGAGGATAAGAAAAGTCAAACGGGCAAGATTCTGAAAGTAATTCTAAATGACTTGAAGGAATGTGGATACATTGTAAAGTTTAAACTCTTTGATATTAAGGAATTTGATGTTCCTCAAAAGAGACAGCGTGTCATTATTATTGGAGTCCGAACAGACGTCAAGTTTGAGCCGAAATGGCCAGAGCCATCCAAAAAACTAATTACATTGAAAGATGCGATTGGAGATCTGCCTATTGAATATAAGACAGATATCCAGCATATTGGGACAAAGCATAAGTGTGCAGTCACTGGTTATCTTGGGAACAGAGAACTCAAATGGGAAGAACCTTCGCCAACAATTACAGGACGAGGGGGTGGAAGCGGTGGACCTGTAATTCATAATCACCCTTCATTAAAAAGGCGTCTCACTGTCCGTGAGTGTGCTCGTATTCAAACATTTCCAGATTCGTTTGAGTTTGTTGGTTCTATCTCATCTATGTATAGACAACTTGGAAATGCTGTGCCCTGTAAGTTCTCCGAATACCTAAGCACAATCTTTGAAAATGCTCCTTAAAATATAACCTGAAACCTTGGGTGCCCACGGGTAATTCGGTAGAACCTAATTCTACTTGTATCTGGTAATATCATATAGCCCTTGTCCTTATTAACAAGAATCAATCTGATATCTGTAAAGAGTTTACTGACAAGAGCATTGAGGTCTTCCCTAAACTTTCTTGGTTCATCAATGTAGACATGGTCCATCTTTTGAAGATTCAGAATTGTTTCTATATATGGTGTGAATTCTGCTGGGAAATCTAAACCTTTCACTTTTTGGCAATTATAATAGTATATATCAAGAGACATCTCTGTTTCTTGACCGTATGTTGTGAATGGAACAAGTGGAAGCGTTGAGCGTAGGGTTTTTTTCTTCGAGTTTAGCATCAAACAAATTTGTTCAAGTTTGTTTAGTTTTCCTACTGTAAGTTCATCAGGACTGACATTCTCAAGAAGCATAAGATTTGCCTTTTCCTCAGGAGTAAAGAGATGGCTTTTTACAAATATATTTAGAGAATCAAGAAATATAGTGTGAAGCATCTTTATAGGACGCAGGGCATCCCTTCCTTCTTTTCCAGTGTTGAAGTCATTTTGTGTATCAAGTTTCTTTACATCGCATTTTGTCTTGATGCTATTTATGATTGGCATCATATCATATGCACTATTTTGTCCAAGTATAGGAGTGTCCAACTCTCGTTCCATCTTTTGTTCACCATCCCCTACACCAGTTATGGTAGATTTGAATGGAATATCTTCTGACTTTTCAGACCAAGGAATCCAATTCATCTCTACTTTTACTGGTGGGATTACATTTATATCAGTTTCCGCTGCTGAAACTGGCGTAGTCATCTTCTGACAGGAACACTTGTTATGTCCCTCTTGCTTACAGATAGAGCATTTCATTTATATACGTTATTAAACAACCTAATCGTCTGAGAGACACGAATTTTTCAAAACTATGTTTTTTAAAATATTTACTTCTTGTTCATCCTCATCGCGTGTTCGATTTCAGCAAGTGTGTAATATGGGTGAAGCTTGACGCTCATGGATCCAAACCTACGAAGGGTACCCGGGTACTCGGCGTAGTACTTCTTGCGTAGTTCTGGTGTGTACCAGTGGTCGAGGTTCGACCCGGCAAGGGGGTGGAAATCATCTACGACGGTCCCGTCCCTGATCCAGTTTTGGATCGTGTCCCTGCCAAAGACTTCGTAAGCCTCATCGTAATCAAGTCCCACAGACGACAACAATCCGTATGTCTTCATGGCCAGGTACTCTTCGCGTTCCTTGAGCCCCATCTCCTTCATGATGCGAAGTGCGATTTCGGTGCGAGATTGCACGTCAAGGGACTCGAGCGCCTTGCGGATAGAGGTGAACACATGAACAATGTCAGTCATTCTTTGTTAGTAGCTTATATTTTACCTAAGTACTTTTGAGACGTGATTTTTTTAAAAACGTCTTTTTAAAAACGGTTAGTGCATGTGTGGACGGCCTTTGCGGTCCCATGCGTTCCACAAATCATATATGTCTGGACACGGGAAGATGATCTCAAAGAGGTGCTTGATGTGGTTCTCGCTGTGGTACTGTGCAAAGGCGTCCATCGTCTCGGTACTCTGGTACCTGAGCATACCGTCAAAGTACCTGTCCACGTAATCGGAGTCAAAAAACTTTTTGAAGGTCACGATGCGGCTGTACTCGGCGACGTACTTCGTGAGCTCCTCGGTCGTGTGTGCGTTCATGCGCTGGAGAGTCTCCATTTATTAGTAGCAAATTATTTACCTCAGTATTTTTGGGACACGTTTATGAAGTGTACCGCTTGATATGGTCCTGGTACACCCTCTTGAGCTGCAACGCCGAGACGCGGCGGACCGACTCGTACAACTTTGTGACGTTCGTCGTGTCGAGGTGCGTTTCGAGTTCTCTGGATATGCGGTGCAGGTTGACGCGGTTCTTGCACCTGTTCAAGTGTGACGCGAATAGGTACGGATGCATTTTTATTGACATGTGTGTATATTTTTTAGTTGATACTAGTATGGAATCAAAGCGTCTGATGCTCAAGTACCACGATAGGGTGCCTGTCATCGTAAAACCTGGAAACGACCGGACTCCATCAATGGAAAAAACCAAGTACCTCGTTCCCAAAACATCCACGGTTGGAGAATTCGTAAGCGTCGTGCGCAAAAAAACCCAGATAAAGTCGTATCAGGCTCTGTTCGTGTTCGTCAACTCGGTTCTCCCGCCGACCAATGCAACCATTGCTGACGTGTACTCGGAACACCATGATGCAGACGGATTCTTGTACATTACTTACACGCTCGAAAACACATTTGGTTAGTTACGCGTCCTCGTCACATTCCTCTATCTCACACGTCTTCTTCTCAACAACCTTTTTTGAAACTCGTGGAGTCTTTGGTTTCGGCAAGAGGTCTTCGACCCCATGCTCGCGGTGCCAAAGAACCCTCTTCCAGAAAGCATCCATTATTGGAAGATTCGTCGCAAACCACTCCCGGTCCCGTTTCACGTTCGTCATCATGAACTCGGGTGGGTTGGGCCACGTGAGCTCCTCGGGCTTGTACTGAATGAAGTCGCATTCCTCGAGGTCGAGTATCTCCATGAGAAGTTGGACTTGTGGTAGATAGTGAACTGGGACTTCTGGAGTGATTTTTCTTCTCAAAGGGCACTTGATTTCGAGAAGTTTCCCAGACTCCGTGAGTCCGTCAGGGCTGCCCCCGAGCCACTTGTGCACGGGATGTGGGTACAATCCAATCTCGTGCGCAACCTCTCCGTACTTTTCACAATATATGTCCCGGGCAATGTTCTCGTATTTGTTTCCGTGTTCGGTCGCTTCGTTGCCCGAAAACTTATTGTGACCACACTTTTTGAGTATCAAGTCGTCGGGCTTTTCGTACGAGTTGACACCGATCGCGGTCGCCGCGTCGCTTGCGGTGAGCATGTTACCACGCAACGAGAGCCACTCTTCGGAACGTTGATCCGCATATTCCCGGTCTATGAGTTTTGCAACTGTAGGATGCATCGTAGTTATTGTGGTGTCATCTCTTTTAATTGAACCAGTGCTTCGTATGCGGACGCCTGTTCTGCCTGTTTTTTGGTCCTGGCGCTCCCGTGACCCAGAGTGGCCCCATTGACGCTCACAGATATGCAAAACACTCCGTTTGTGTGATTCGATATTGTGTAATCCGGAAGCGCGAGCTTGTTCGCCTGACAGTACCTCATCAAACGGTCCTTGTAGTTGTCGTCAACCATGATGCAGTCGAGGTCGACTATGGATGCATCTGAAAAAATTCCAATAACAAACTTTTTTGCGTGGAGCAGACCGAGGTCGAGGTAAATCGCTCCTATGAGAGCCTCGAGCGCGTCTTCTAGAACCTTCTCGTTGTGATTCCAACCGTTTCTGATACCCTTTTCGTCCATGAGTATCCACTTATCGAGTGACAGTCTCCGAGCAATCTCGGCGAGCATGTTGCCCCTCACGAGCTTCGTGCGCGCCTTGGTCAGAAACCCTTCTTGGCGGTCCTCGTACTTGTCGAACAAAAACTTGGTCACGAGAAACCCGAGAACCGAGTCGCCCATGAATTCGAGCGTCTCGAACGATTCAGTCAGCGTGTACCTCTTCAGAGCGGATTTGTGAGTAAAAGCCTTTTGGTAGATAGCAAGGTTATTCACCTTGGTACCAACCAATTTTTCTATGTCATTACGGTTAAGAGGCGGTGGTTCGATGAGCTCATCGTTTTCTCCCTGGTCACTCATTTATGGTACTTGTGATTATTATTTTTAAGTCCGAGTGCAACGCACTCATTCTAGGAGCCCCGAGTGCAACGCACTCATTCTAGGAGCCCCGAGTGCAACGCACTCACGCCTTGGGCTTCTTGACGACCGGACGCTTGACTTTTGGCGTGGCAGACTCGGTTGGAGTCACGGGAGCCTCTGGTGCACCGGCAGCCTCTGGCGCCTTGGGAGCCGGCTTGATGTAGTGAGGGCTCAGGTACTTCTGGATGTTGAGAAAAGTAATCTGGAGACCGGCAGGTGGCTCGAGGAGACCGGTCAGCTTCTCGTCGAGAATGATGACGCGCCCGTTGTCCGGGTGCTTGAGGCTGTTAGACGTGACATACGCGTTGATGCGACGAGTCACCTCGCTGCGTGAAATGAGCTCGTCTGCTCCGAGCTCCAGAAACGAACGAAGCTTGGCGGAAACCTCGAGCGGCCTGTTGAAACCGTTGTTTGATACACGCGTCTTGGCCTTCTCACCGTCCGGGTCATCCTGGGCAGACCGAAGCTTGCGAATGAGCTTCGAGAGAGCCTTGATGCTGTTCTTGATCTCAGTAAGCTCGGTAACAATGTCAGCCATTTCTACACGAATAGTACCCGTGTTCTTTAACCCCTTTTCACGAGTCTCCAAAAAAATACGCGCGTATATAAATGGACAAAGATGTGTACACGGAAAAAACTCTAGACTCGTTCATAAAAGACAAACTGTGTCACGGGGACGAACTGTTGTACAAGTACTATCAAGACGTTGACGTTCAAAAGTTTCGGAGTCGACTCTCCAAGTTCGGGGACGTTGACGATGACGTCAAGACTGTGATTCAGACGTACATCACGGACGCCACGAGAGACGTGGTGTACCAAATCATTAGGGTCCTCACTGAAGACATCAAACAGTACGGAGACCTCATAGTGTCCGGTGGCGAGGCGCTCAACTCGTACCTCGACATTGAACAAAGAATTGTCACGACTGACATTGACACGAAGTTTACTCCGGTCATCAAACTTGGTTCGAAACTCTTGAGTGTGAACAACCCGAGAATGTTTGGATACATTCAACTCGCGAAACTGAAAATGTGGAACACACTGGGACGCGTAGCCACACAGTACAACTCTTTGATTGTTCGAAGAGTTCAGAAGCTTGTCATCACAAGTCCAATCGGAAAACTTTTTGGGATATCTTTTCCAAGGGTCCATCAGTTCAACAGGAGGTACACTCTCATCAAGAAGAACAAAAAACTTGGAACACTCACTGACATTGAACTTCTTGCACTGGACTTGAAGTTGAGATACTATGTTCCGTCTGAGAAAAAGGTTTCGACCCAAAACATCGGAGGAGTCCTTGACATTGCCTTTATGAGACCTGGTGAGTTTGGGTCCGAGGTTGTCGAAACCAGGAATGTGTACAGGTTCAGGTCTAAAAATCCCATCACCGGAAAGACATCCATGATTTCAATCAATCTCGCAAGTCCCAGGTTTTTGCTGGACGACATCTATGCTCTTCAAAAGTTCAACTTGAGACCGACGAAAAGAGAAAAGGATCGAAAACGTTTGTACACGTTTGCAAAACATATTGCAGAAGTTCCCAGTGCATCTTCCAAGGATTCTATAGATGTACTGTATCGTAAAATAGATACAACTGTGAGAACGTGGAAAGAGGGGTACTTTCTCGTGGGAAACAGAAGGAAACCAAAGCTCTCGTCGAGACCCGCGCTGTCGAAACCCGAAATGTTGAAGACTCTTCGTCTGAATCCTTACACGTACGAGAAAGTCACTACTGTGCCAGACGTGGAAAAGGTTTACAAACAATTCTTTTACGGAGTCAAGGCGTCAAACGGTCTAAAGGTGCCAGGGTACTCTCCCACTTTTAGCAATTACAGGTTTGACATTCACAAAGGGGTCTGGATCAAAAACACCAGCCCGCTGTACATTCACAACGAAGCCACACACCGCCCGAACAAAATCACAAACTTTCCAAAAGTTCCAGTCGAAGACACGTTGTATGGATACAGCCCGGCTCGCGACAATTGGATGCCCAAGACACTCGTCAAAAAGGCCGCCATGATACCGCTCGTTGGTTTAAAGATTAAGGTGGTAGAGTAACCAAATGTTCGGTGTTCCAAAGAAATCTCAGGACGGTCGGTACTATGTCAGGCCGAACGAGAAGAAGTTTGTCCAGGTTAACGGCGTGACTCTGTTGTCCGTGACCCACGACAGCGTGACACTATCAGTGGGCGATGCACAGGGCGTCAATGAGGTGGACGCGCTCATTCTAGGCGCAGCCAAGGAGAATTGCGAGTTGTGGTTTTCTCGTGTCGTCGCAGACAAGACGCTTGAGGCTGCGTACACAAAGAGTTCTTCAGACGGAGTCATGAATGTTTCAAAGCCCGCGTACCACAAGGTGTACCGCGTCAAAGAAGTCGTCGGAGATGACGCTCTTGTAGAGGGGTCTGTGTGTGATGTTGTTCTCGAGCTCTCGGGCGTCTCGTTCACGAAGAAGACGTTCAGTCCAGTCTGGCGGATTGTCCAGACTCGTCTCAAGGCGCCTCCCAAGAAAAAGTATCATGAGGAGTACTTGTTCCAGGATGACGAACCGGTAGAAGTTTCAGACGACGACTTGTTTGTGTGAAAAAAATTATACGTACTATATAAATGGCGTTGTTCAAGAAACTCAGTCCGAAGACAATCGTTGTGATTGTCGCTATCGCAGTTCTCTTGTTTTTGCTTTATAAGTCGGATGGTGCAAGTGTCAAGAAGGAGATGTACGCTCGCCCGAACAGGGTTTACCAGCAGGTCAGCACCAGTGCTAGCAAGGCTCAGGCTATCAGCGGGTCCAACGTCGACGACGACTATGGCGATTACGCACCGGCCAACCTCAGTGGCACGAACATCAACCTGGACATAGGATGCTCTATGAAAGCAGGAACGGGGCTCGCGTCATCTTTGATGCCCCGCGAGGTTGCTTCTCAGGAGGACTACGCACAGTTCGCGCCCAACGACATTCTCAAGGGCCAGAACTTCCTCAGCCCGCGTGAGCAGGTTGGGTGGCCCGAGACGATCGGTGGAACCATCCGCAACGGAAACCAAGATCTCCGCGCAGACCCCCCGAACCCCAAGGACCAGTACGTCTGGAACAACTCCACGATCGTACCGGATCTCATGCAGAGAAATCTTTTCTGCAATTAATTAAATGGGCGCAGCTATCATATTCCTAATAATTTTCCTGTTTATCGGTCTCGGAGTAGGTGCGTACTTCTTAATGAAATCTAGCAAAAAGTGCCCCGATAATTGTTCAGACAGTTCATGTTCGAATAACACGTGCACAACATGTTCTTCAGGATATGGTATCGATAATAAAGGTGCACCAGATACGGATGGATCTTGTCCCGTATACACGTCGTGTCCAAACTGCGGCGATGATTTTTGTAAAGGTGGCAAATGCAGCAAATGTTCTTCAGGATACGGAACTTTGCTAGATGGTACACCAGATTCTAGTGGAAGTTGCCCACCTTACTATATAGCCATACAAAATTTGGATTATTTAGGACAGGATTTAAATGTTGAAATTAGTTCATCAAACGATGACTGTATTCAACAATGTATAAAAGATTCCAAGTGCGAGTATGCTATAAGAAGAGACGATGAAGACGGGAACTGTTATAGAAAAGAGAATTTTGTTCAAGTCAAAAAACAGTCTGGTACTACCGACGCACCTCATTCTACATATTTAGGTCCAGTTGGAACAAAGAATCCTTAAATGTTACAATTAAAGTTTTGAGAGTTCATGTATGTTAAATGGCCGACGCTATTTCTGACGCATTTCGCACAGCTATGAGGGACTGGGTCGATCTCAAGAAGCAGCTCACGAGCGCTCGAAAAGACATGAAGGTCCTCAACACCAGGGAGAAGCAGCTCAAGGAGTACATCAAGCAGTACATGAAAAATCAGGCGATTGACAAGGTGAACATGAAAGGAGGCAAGGTGACGCTCAAGTCGAGTCAGAAGTCTGGGTCTTTTACAAAGGCTGCAGTCCAAAAGGGTCTCAACCTTTATTTCCAGGGTGATGAGGTCAGGACGGAGGCTGCGATGACTGTCATCCTCGACAACATCACGAAGACTGAGACCGAAGTCATAAGCCTCACCGGCTTAAAAAAATCTGACTCTGAATGATCAAGACGAGTCGAGATGGTCTGGAGCGAGTACGTTGAATACACGAATGACCACTTTGATGAAATGGACTACGACGATGAACAAGAAGATGCGCTTCCACCGTCGCCCATGGAAATAGAAGATTGGACAACCTGGTACTCAGGTGATCTGATGAACATGTGGTTTTCGTTGAAACAGTATCGCGATGATGTTGGTATCAGTAACTACGTTATGACCTACGCGTCATACACGGACTTTTGTGAATTTTGTTACAACAAGTCGGATGGATTGCGGAACTCATATCCGTCTTGAGCCCCAGTTTTTTTATACGTAAACATAAATGATTGAAAAAATCGCAGTTCCTCTCACACTCTTTGTTGTGCTCAGTCCTGGCGTTTTCACAACCATGAAAACCTCAGTACAGGATGTTTTTATAAACGCTCTCATGTTCGTTGGAATGTACTGGGCCATTGCTCGCATTCTCGGTATCACGCTGACGAAGGCTGACCTCGTCGTGCCGGCTCTTCTGTTTCTTCTTCTGAGCCCTGGTATGCTGATCACGATTCCACCGGGTTCCTTCATGTCTCGTCAGACGAGTGCGACTGCTGTGGCTGTGCACGCGGTCGTTTTCACGAGTGTGTTTGCGCTTTTGCGAAAGTACTTTTCTAACTACTATTAGCAAGATGAACCTCGTGATAGGTCCCGGAGGTATGGGAATATACGCGTTCCTGGGCGGCATATCGTGCATAGGACTTGACAACATTAGCGAAGTCTCTGGCGCGTCCGCAGGTGCTATGTTAGGGCTCTTTATCTGCACAGGAAAGACAGTAGAAGAAATTACAGAATTTTGTTTCGGCATCGATCTCAAAGAGTTGTCGAGCCTGAACATCGCGTCGTTTATCACGAATTTCGGTTTCATTCCACATGGTCCGATTAAAAAGGTTCTCAAGGATTTTTGCGGCGACCCGACGTTCAAAGACCTTTTTAAAAAATTGTACGTGACGGCTTTTTGTGTCAACCGCTCAGAGACTGAATACTTTTCGGTCGACACACATCCAGACATGTCTGTTATTGACGCGGTGTACATGAGCATATCAGTTCCTTTTTTGTTTGAAACAATCAAATACAACACGTACACGTACCTCGATGGTGGCTCGCGTGAGAGTGTTCCGGTCATGGCTTTCATGAATAAAGAACCCGATTCTGTTCTGATACTCAAGTTAGAAGATAACAGAGAGCATGTACCCGAAATACTTGATCTCAAGAGTTTTATTCAGAGTTTGGTCTCTGTGGCCATTGAAAGCAGAGTGACTATTTCCACGTTTTCAAAGACCGTGTCCATTGACATGAGTGACTCGAACATTTTTGATTTTTTAATGAGTCATGAAGACAAGATGAAGTTGTTTGTGCGCGGGTATCAGGCAACCCTGAGCCACTTGGGCTCGTTCAAGTAACTGAATTCGTCGAGAATGGGTCCGTCACACTTGAACGCGTACATGAGAACTGTAAACAAGTCGATGGTGTCTTGCACTGCCGCATGCGACTGTTTGTACACCGGGTCTCTCTTTACAAACTGAGTAAAACTTTCGAGCCTGTTCATACCCTTGTTTACCGTCTTTCCGTTTTCGAGCGCCCACTTTTTGTACTCGGCCGTCATCTTGTGACAGCGATTACAAAATAGACTCATCGTGCACACGAGCTTGATGGCGCCCCACCTCTTGTCGTACATGCCGGTGTTTGGAAACTCTACGAGTTTGTTCTTGATGATTCGACGACCCCTGACGAAGTTCTGGGTGTCCACGAGCGCCTGAAGGTCGCTCGGAAGGTTGTGGCTCAAAAGAATGCCACCGTTTATGAATTTAATCATCGCCTTGATCGCGTCGTGAAACCGCATCATGCGAATAACCTTGATACCGTGGGTTCGACAGACCTTCTTGTCGTTCTTGTGTTTTTTGTTCACGTGAAGCGCGTCCCGAGACGCCTCGAGGTAATCCTTGACAAACTTGCTGTTCAACACGTCAGTAATCTTGATGACGAGCCCCAGGTCGGTGTGCAATTTGTACTGGCTCGACTTTCCAGTCTGAAACGTCACGGGTATCAGGGACACGGTGTGAATGTACGACACTCCGCTTGCATTCAGGTGAATAGATTCAAAGTCGGCAACGACTGCGTTTATTTTCACCATCTTCTTGCACAGAACCCCATTTTTTTATATGCGTACTGTAAATGGACCCCTGTTTACCAGGTGTGAGTATCGAAGACGCCCGAGCCTTTGCTCGAAGAGAGCTCGGAGTCCCCCCAAAGTACGCAAACAGGATGTCTACTCAGCAGATTTGCAAGGCTGCAAGGCTATGCAAAAGCACAAACATCGTGCCTCCCATGGAGTACCGCATGTTCAAAGACAGAGTGTATCTCATCGATCCCATGTCTCCTCTTTCTATAAAAGATTTCCTGGCCCTTCTGAAAGATGGAGACTTGGATGAAGTTGTGGTTGTCGCGAAAAAGCTGAAACTCGTGACTGATTCGGTGTCAAAGAAAGAACTCACGTCAAACATCATCAAGATTTTAAAGTCTCTTGGTATTTCCGAACCCATTGAGATGCCCCTGCGAAAAGCGTCTTCAAGTAGTTTCGGGACCGGAGGAAACGGGGGCAACCAAGGTGGGAACCAAGGTGGCTTCGGGACCGGAGGAAACGGGGGCAACCAAGGTGGGAACCAAGGTGGTCCAGGAAATGGGGGCAACCAAGGTGGGAACCAAGGAGGGTACGGGACCGGTGAACCTG